CTATCCTTCGTAATGACAAAAGGTGTGTATACAGATGATGCGAAACACATCATAAAATTGAGTGAAAAAATACGTCAATCTATTTACAGAAATGATGACACTATGAATCTTTTCACAGAATATGAACAATATGAAAGTAAATATAAAAGAACATCAAAATCTATTATGAACCTAAGTGCATTAGAAATAGGTTGATTGTTATGTAAGTATGATCCCGGAACCGAAAGTCGTATCACGTCCCGTATACGAACCCACATTTCCCGTCACCCCGGGACCTACGACATTCGAAGCAGTTTATCTTAATGCAATCACTCATGAGTCTGATAGACAAGAATGCGCAAAATGTTCCGGAGGGGGACTATCTGCAGATGTGTCGAATCATGAAGGAACTCCATCGAAGCGAGAAGACACTCCTCGTGACCCCAGATGTCGTAGGTGAGGATTTTATCATGACTTCGGATGCCCTCAACCGATGTCATAAGTGGATTGTGGCGACAAACGCACTTCAAGATGCTTATATCGAACACGAGAAGGACCCCGAAAACAAAGTGAAAGCTGGAATTTTTGCACAACTTCGAGAAGCTACCAAGTCTTATTGGCGAGAGTTTACTCAAACGTATGGATACGAAGAACTCATGTGGTTTGTACACCGAGGTACAATCGCACAGAGAAATTTTAGGTACTGTGTCGGAGAGGTGCCGAGGGGTCGAGTGTAGCGAGCGAACGTACTTCTACGCGCGCTGAAGGGTCGACAGTAGCTGGTGCATGTAGCGCTTTCAGTCTTGACAGTTCTTGTAATTGAATATGTATCTGTTTGAGTTCGTTGCATATTTTCACGTACACCCACTCTCTCTTCGTTGGAAACATCTCATCATCCATGATTTCCATAATCTTTCGTACATGTTCCATACCTAAGTGGGGTGTAGAAATTATATTTTCAGATTACACAATGGATACTATCATCGAAAAGTTTCGAGAGGAATTCATCGTTGACAGAACCAAGCATAACCTTTCGGAAGAGACGTACCGCAAGCTTTGTGAAATCTATACACAACTTTGGGCCGAATATCACGTCTAACTTAAAAGTAATACCATCTTATCATAAAATGTCACTTGTTCCCATCAAGTTGATTAAGGATATTTCCACCAGAAACAGACTTTTGAAAATTAAGGAGGAAACTCCTGAGATTGACAAAAATGATTACATTGAGTCGAGAATTACCACGAATGCGAGAGCTCGTGACCTTATGGCTATAGAAGATGCCTCTGAGATGGCAAAGGATTACCTTCACAGGGAGGGGTTCTTTACAAGGTTTGGAGAAGATATTATAAAAGAATCCGGAAAAGATTTCAAATTTTCGTATCGTAAGACGAGTGTGATGGAAAGGAAGCGCACAGCGTCTAATGAAGCCAGTGGAATCGAGTATATTTTGATGGAGCATTCTTACCCAGATGGTTCGGGACACTATGGTATGGCTAAAGTCGATCACGACAATAAGACGGCTGTAATCTATGATTCGATGACGGATACAGATTCGGATTTCGAAGAACCACTCCGCTCATTACTCGGTCGTAGATACAAACTGTCTATGAAAATGTTAAATGGTTGTTATCCACAACCAACTGGTGGTTTCGTTTCGCAGTCATTTACCAATTTTAAGAATAAGAACTCGATGGGTCTTTCTCAAAAGAAGTTGGAGGAGGCATTTATCATCTCTCAATACGACGAACTTTCCCAGCATCATTTCTGTTACATGGAGTCATTCCTCGTCATGATGACTGACCTCGGTATCCTCAGGTCTGGTCCTAAAGACCCACGTGAACGTCTCGAGTATGTTAAAAAGTTTATATGGGGAGTGATTCACGAGTATGTTCCCAAGTCGAATCGTAGGACGGCTCAATGGAAATATTTCGAAGAGTATTTTCTGTACATCATGGAGACTTCTGACTCAAACGGTAAGCGTTTACCTATGCGAGATGGTATGATACAACTCCCTCCTTCGGACGGAAATGTGCGTTTTAAATTTAGGAAGATACATTTACCTAAGTAGAATCTAAATATTGTAATTTTCAAGAAAAAATTATGGAACACCCACTCCCCACCGGTATTTTCGTTGAGATTGATGACTGGACGGAAGAGGATTTTGATAATGAAATCAGAAGACTCTATGAACGTATCAAAGAACTCAAGTCCCAAAAAGTGGCACGTGAAGAAGATGAAGATGAAGATGACATCATGGACGACCCCGACGTTCGTGAGATGGTTGAAAATGGTGAACACACCTGTCACATGTTTGACGCACCTTGTCAAGCATGTGAAGATGATGAGGGGGAATAATTTCTCAGAGTAATTCAAATGAAATATGTCATACTTATTTTCATTGTGATCATACTGATATATCTACTAAGACAAAATCCATTGAAATATAAGATTTACAGGAATGATTTCGATGTATCAAATTTTCGTGATAAACTTAAAACTATCGAAGATGTGCCATTAGATGTCGGTGTATACAAAAATGATGAAAATATCGCAACGTATTATTCACATTTTGTAAACGCGAGTGTTTCCGATGTGTTAAAAGAGTCTGAAACTAAAATGCAGTATAAATCTAATCTCGGCAATGATAATCCTGTGGATGAGATGATACGAAACTTCATAACGCATGACATGGGCCTCGTCATAGATGGAAGTAAGTCTGTGGTAACCGTGCGGTTTTGTAACGCTCCATGGGATTTTAAGTCACATTTCGATTGTACAGATAATCACGCCTTTATGTTATATGGACGTAAAGATTTTCTTTTATTTGACATGTTCAAACACCCTAATGAAGTAGGTATACTCGATGATATTAAAAATCTATCGATAAAGGATACAGTACGTGTTTTGGATTCCTATAATATCAGGTCTCAGTTATATACTCTTAATCCGGGTGATATACTTTACATCGGAAACTGTATGTATCATAAGGTTGAAAGTCGTGAACCAAGTGTACTTTTGAATATCGTGACACCCATAAAAAACAAACGAGAACATAATGCTTGTTCGTCGAGATTTAATCATATATGGCCAAAACAGACGAATGTCTGTAAAACGAATGAATGTTTATATTAAAAGCTAGATGAAACGCATGAAACCATTTTCAAAATACATGGTTTTGTAGCCAGTGTAATATATATGCATTTTCCATATACCATTGCGCGGGGGAGACTCTATCGTCTCTTTAATGTTTACCCGGATGAACGTTTTATCGGAATTCGTATTTTGAAAATCAAAATACCCAGTTGGATTGGGATCTTTTGGATTTAAAGCAAATGTATAAGTGTATATATGATGATGTTTAGGTAAAGATAATGTATTTTTAGAAGTGGTGTAAAATCTAAAATATTTAGGACCATTTTCTATAGTTCTAATTACCTGTTCACCATTGATATACATATCTATACCTGACACGTTGTCATACTCTGAATATGTATCATCAACTAACTGTCCTACTGGAATAACAGATGATAAATTAAATCGATTTGTGTAATTAGCATATTGTGAGTACGTAGTTCCATTATACATTGAAAACTCTGGATCCCCGAACACTGTATCAAGGGGGTTATACACCTTTTCAAAATCACTATTTCGTATAAACCAATGAAAAGTTTTTACGGGTATGTCTGGAACTAAGTTTGCCACGATTTCATACGAATCCACTTTATTCTCATATGATGGATGTATACTAACAAATTCAGTAGTTATGATTTGTGGTTCCTTTATCATAAATAAACGTTCATCATCTGTTATCTTAATTTCATCCGTTATGATATTGAAGTAATCAAGTTTTATATCACTTTCTGTGGGTGTAAAGAAGGTTTTTTCATGAAACTCAAATTCGAATTCTATTTTTTGTTTGTGTATTGCACAAAGTGGGAAATAGGGTTTCGCAGAAACATCGGGATCAAAACGTCTAGAGAAGAAGAACCGTAGTGGAAGTGTCATCGGAATGACCCTCTTGTGTACATTTTGAAAAACCGCGTTACTGGACCATATTTTATGTGACCACCCACGATTGAGATTGAGTTCTGACATCTTTTCTTCGTCAACATCCTGGTAGATGTTATGATATATGATGTTCCAATCAGAGTCTATTTTTTCAATAAGAGTTTCATCGACGAACATTGTCACGCTTTTGATGAGGTGATAACCAATCATTGGTGCATATCTATCTAATGGTCCAGGTGGATCATTGGGAAATGATGGTAAGGGTATAGTTATAGCCATATTCGATAGTAAATCTCCCATGTGTTTAGGATTGTACTCAACTTTGATTTTCTTACCCCATGGCCAATTAGATTCATTTTCGGTATTTTGTATAGTCTTGACTCTCTGCTTCGTATAAAATGGACTGTGCTGTTTATACGAACTCTTAAAAAATGAACTATCCAAGTCTTTGGAAAGTAGGTGAGTGTCCTGCTTTCCAATAGCTTTCAATGAAATTTCTGCAATTTCACTCCCCATACTCTATACATATATAATAGCTTTAATACTCTTCATAGATAACCAGAATGACTCCTATCTAAAATGTATACACACGACCCATTACTCGCCGACCATGCAGACATATTTACCGGAGTTTGATTGCTATAATATTGTAATGCTGAATAAGTGGCAGTACTTGAAGATCCTAGCATTTTTTTCGTTCCGAGTGCCGCGGCTCCTGCAAGCGCGGCGGTTGCGTAGCCACCTGGATTGTGGACCGGGGGGTTCGTAGTTCTACTGTCCCACGTTGTTGTAGTGTTATTACCACCGTGGACCCATGTGCTATTAAATCCCGTTCCAGCTACATACTCAAGATCAGGTAGACCATCGGATCCAATGGCCCCATTTGTTCTATGAGTGTTTATGTCATAAGTGCTGCTGCCGCTATACCTATATATACGCAATCTTGTTTGAATAGTGTAGTTTCTTCGCCAATAGTATGTATAAACTCTATAAGGAGATTGGTACGATCCCGTACACGTCCCAGTGCCGCACGGATAGGTGTACGTGATCGTCTGGTAATTTAGGGTCGACGTGGAAGCCCTCCATTGGTATGGGTTGCCCTCCACGAAATTTGCAGATAGGGAATAAATAAGTTTTTGATTGATGTAACTTCCAGATAAATTTGCTGTAGCAGAATAATTCCTAGAATTATCTGAGTATCCAATTCTAATTCTTGAACTAGAGCTGGTAGGGTCTGAGTAGATGTACAAATTTCCCAAACGAGCTATAAGCCCCCGCGAATAATTGCTTTGTTGTCTACTCGTAAATGTAGTGTGTGCAATTATCGTACACTGCGATACATTATTAGTAATGGGGTACCCATCACCACCACTTACTTGGCCGAAACTTCTTTGGACGAGTAGACTGTCAAAATAGTTCCGTATAACGCGAGTCGCGACTTCTTGCGAAGCATTATTATTACATTTAGGTCTGTAAGAGCGTGTAATTTTCGTAACATTTCTACCATTAATAGTCACAGTTGATGTAGAATCTACCCACGTTAGATTACTATTCCACGGATTCTGGCTATCATAGAGAGGTTCATAAGAACTATACGCCTCTATGGTTTGAGAAGGTGAAAATGATATCGCGTTAACTGTAACGGTTCTACTTCGTGTGAGTGAATTACCACCCAAAACTTTACTCGTGGCTGTCCAACTGACAGTATATGTACCCGAAGCACTTGTATTGAGATTACCTGAACTATATACAGGGGTATTTGTAGTATCTGAAACAACCCCCGTATACCCTCCATCTGTATACGTACCACATTGGGTCAGCGACTGGTTACCCCCATTTAAACTAAAACTGGCAGTGGCTCCACTAGTACTATACACTTGTACAGTTCTAGAAACTGTTCCTACATTCAGAGCTCTATCAGTGACAGAATATGTAATCGTGTAAGTACCCGGTGTTGACATATTGACTGTACTATTTGTACTGTATGATAGGCTTTGATCGGGTGCATTAATCGTAATTGGTGGATTAGGTATCCCCAAAGACCCACCATAATTTTGAACCACTTTAATATAACTAGATCCTTGTAAATTTAGAACGGGTGCAACAGTATCATTTGTAACAATGATGGTTCGTGTGTTAGTTCCTATATTTCCAGCCGAATCGGTTGCGGAATAGGTTACTACATATGTACCAGCTTGGGTAGGATTTACTGCGCTCACAACTGTACCATTTCGGCGCACAACCTGTGTCACAGTTTCACCCCCATCCGATGTAGCTCCATGCTCTGTATATGTTTCCGAGTAACCATTTGTCGAATTATACACCAAATCAACTGGATTGTAACTAGGATTGTTTAAGGATATAATCGGAGCACTGGTATCTCTTGTATATATGACTTGTCGTATGACGGTTCCTGTGTTACCAGCAAAATCTGTTGCACTATACACTACATTGTAAGTTCCTGGTGTTGTTGGTTGAATTGCACTACTATCTATACTAACTGTCTCACCACCATCTGATGTAGCACCATATTCTACGTATGGTTGTATATAGGTTGGAGAAATTGAGTCATTGAAAATTAAATTAATTGGGTTTGCAGATGGATTGGTAAGTGTTAAAATTGGATCTATGTCATCCTCGGTGACTATAACGGTTCGTGATGCAGTTCCTATATTGCCAGCGATATCTGTTGCTGTATAAGTAACTGTATAGGTTCCTTCACTTGTAACATTCACGGCGCTACTATCTATAACAACTGTTTCACCGCCATCCGCTGTGGCACCATATTCCACATATGGTTCTGAATATACGGGCGTAACCGTACTATTATAGGTTAATCTCACTGGATTTTCACTCGGATTCGTTAAAGTTATAGTAGGCGCTATAATATCTTGTATAACTATGATCGTTCGTGTGTTAGTTCCTGTATTGCCAGAGACATCTGTTGCTGTATAGGTAACTGTATAAATACCCTCAAAAGTCACGTTTACACTATTGACACTTACAGTCGCCCCCCCGCCTATAGGGCTTCGAGTAATAGTTGTGACTATAGTTTCACCTCCATCCGATGTAGCTCCATATTCCGTATATGGTTGTGAATATCCAGTCAGGTTATTGTAAATCAAATTTACATTATTATAGTTTGGAGTATTCAGTGTTACAAGTGGTGACGTGGTATCTAGTGTAACTATTACACTTCTTGTAATAGTTCCTATATTACCAGCGGTATCCGTTGCTGTATATGTAACTATATATGTACCAGCTGTAGTTGTATTTACCGCACTACTATCTATAACAACTGTTTCACCACCATCTGATGTGGCACCATATTCTATATAAGACTGAGAATATACGGGTGTAACTGTATCGTTATATATTAGATTGACTGGATTTTGGTTGGGGTTGTTAAGAGATATTAATGGAGCGGTGGCATCTCTTGTAACATTCACAATCCGTGTATTAGTCCCAATATTTTCACCAGCATCCGTAGCTGTGTATGTAACTGTGTACACACCTTCTATGGTTGGATTTACCGCAGTGACTACCACAGTCGTACCTCCACCAATCGGGGTTCTTGTGAGGGTGGTAACGATATTTTCTCCCGTGTCTGCTGCAGCCCCGTATTCCACATATGGTTGAAAATATACCGGTGAAACTGTATCATTAAATATTAAATTGACTGGATTCGCACTTGGAAAGTTTAAGGATACGACAGGAGCTACTGTATCAACAACATTCACCGTTCGAGTAAATCCTTTGTGATTTTTATTTCCATGTTCATTAACCACCGAATATTCGAATGAATACGACCCAATTACATTGATATTTAGGTTATTACTACTATCAAATGTGAAATCGGGTGAAAGAGAAATACCTGGATCAAAGTATGGTTGAAATCGTTCATGGGTTATAAATTGATTACCATCAAATACTTCATTAACATATGGATTTGGAAAATCTCGTATATTTCCCACATTTTCACTTTGTCTGTTAGCAATCAACGGGTAAAGTATTCTAGCTGTTCCATTTTCTATTTTCATAATGTTATAACTTTTAGCATAAACAGATAGATCATGTTGATGCGTCCAACCCGTTTTAAATCCTTCTAGGGTTAAGATTTGATTTTTGATTGTTGAAAAATTTAATTGACCAGAAGGTTTCCACGACTCTGGGTTGGTGGCGAAACTCCACAAATATATACGCCTATTGAGTGCAGTATGTGTATGATATTTTGAGGATGGAATAGCTCTTAGAAAATGTGATGGAAACTCACCTATACCGTTTATGGGTATAACTTCTTCATCATCTAATGTTAATGACAATTTTTTGATAGAATCCATAACTGGTTGTGGATATTTACTTGATGTAAATACGTTATTCGTTTCTCTATTACCATAATTTCTCACAAAGCCATCGAAATCTGTAACACCTTGAAAAAAACATAGTTCAGATGTATTCGTGTTAGAATCTTGCAATATTTCGAGAGAGCGTTTATTATTTTTCTGTACGACAAAAAACAATTCTTTGACTGGGTTACAGAAATTTAGTCTGAATTGGTTATTTTGCGATTCTTGTACAAAATCATTATCATAATTAATTCCTTGATACTCCCTCCAATTAAATTTATTGACTTGTAACTGTGTTATAATTTGTGTGATGGGGGTATTTTTTATTCTATATCGTTCAATTTTGTCGAGATGTATTAACTCCAACTTTAGTTTACATGTGTCAATCTCAATATCTATGTCTTTATAATTTTTGGGAGTAACCGTATCTTTAGAAAACAGTTGAACATTACCACAATCTTCATCAACTTGCACGTTTGGTAATACGTTTAATGGATCGAATGATGTATCCTTAAAAGGTAATTCGGATGAGGGTTCCCAATCTGCGTTACTTGCCGACACGGCTATGTCATTACCATCGATAGTCGTGGCTATATTATCGGAACCAAAGGAAGCGTCCGCGTCTTCGTCGACTTTTTGTGATATGATTGACTTAAATTCAAAATCACCCGAATCGTTGAGTTGGTAAATTGACACCCACCCACCATTTGTATCTGTTGGAGATTTATTTGGACCCAAAGTTGTATTGGAATCTGCACCTACGATTAGAGTTTTATCATCGTCACTGAGATCAAGGGTTTTACCGAACTCCCATCTTTTTTGTATAGGATCATTCCAAGAAGTGTACAATTGATGTTTCATTTTCCTAGCACGTTCTGTTCTATCGGCCAAACTTGGTAATTCTGGGTATATAGTTTGATGCAATTGATATTTTCCACCAGGTGCAACTATGTTGATACTATTACCCATACCAGGATGAATTTGACAGTAATAATGAAGTACAGTACCAGCTTGACCAACGGGTACTGTGAATACTGTCCTAAAAGTACCTTCCGGTGCACCACTATACGGATACACTACACTGGAAACTGAACCATTAAATGTATATTCGGATCCACCCCCATGTGTACCGTCACTCGTCTCCGAGAATTTAAAAGGGTGTGCGGGAACTGATCCACCCGATGTAGGGTTATTGAATGTATACGTTACACCTTCAATTAGTTCGATTATAGGTTTTTCAACCCCATTTATGTAAAATTTACCCCCTGAAGCTGTTATGTTATACACATCTACGATTGACGATGTAGTAGTTTTTTTGTAGACATGGATACGCCCAACATTCCAGTCTACGTTATCAGTTTTACTGAAAGTTAATCTCTCTGTCGGAACCCAATTGGGTTCGGATACAATCAACATTTCACTGGTTCTAGCTATGGCTATTTTCTGTCCAAAATTGAAGTTGTATGTGGGAGTATCTGGGGGGCTCAGTGCCTGTACAAGTGAAAATGTTTTATCCCACTCATGTTTATATTCCCGATAGTATGCCCAGTTATGAAAATTCCATTGATATATTAGCACAGCACCGGGTAAAGTTTTAGACTCTGTATCGCGAATATAACTATACGCGACTGTAATATTTCTTACGTGTCCCCAAAAGAGAGCGAAGCTCCCATTATCTTGCTGTGCTGTACGCCCTTGTAAAAAATTGGAGCCATATTGATCTGTTTCCCAGTAATCACTCATTTGTACGTCCGACATCCGTCTGGAAAGTGGTCCCAGACCAGCCTGCTCGCGACTGGTTAAGTCAATTCGTGTATTTGGCCAGGCAAGGCGGAATGTACCTGATGGAGCTCCAAAGTAATCGGATCTAGTTCCAGAAGTAGTTGGGTTTGCACCACCTGGGTCCGGAGATCCGATTGTATAACCCGGTACCGTGGGAGCACTACTAGACGCTCCTATAACTTGTCCATTCGGATTGGCGGGTAACCATGTGAACATCCGTAAATCAGTAGGCCAATTGGGATAACCCAAAGTTGCTACAATTGCCTTACCCGCTGATGTTATTCGTGTAACTTTACCAAATCCCCTTAAGGAAGGTGGTAATAGATCGGCTGATATGTTAGAAGGACCACCTGGTTGAAAGAAAGGTGGTGAAAGAAGCACATCATTCATCGAACTCATAAATTTAGGGTCAAACGGACCTCCTCCCCATGGATAGGTATCTCTCGCAAAAGAGTGCATAGGCCAATGTAGTTCAAGCATACCTTCAGCTACGACATCACTGGGAAGAACTTTCCCAGATTCGATGTTTTCAATTTCAATTAATCGGTTCTTAATTTCACTCGAAGTTACACCATTTATATTTGTATCAGGACTCCACGCGTCGTTATATCCTTCTCCAACTGTAAAATGTCTAAATACACGAATGAATCCCCCACCCAGTGGAAGGTCACTGTCAATAGGATTATCTTGGTTTACGTAACTTGGGAATACAGCAGGTTGAACTATCCGTGAATAAGGTATATGGTACGGATTAAAATTTGTGTTATCTTGGGGAGCACCAAATTGTATGGCGAATACTTCTCCAAGTTCCAGACAGCCGGCTATTATTCCATGATTCTTCCAATTAATTAGTAAAGCTTTTTCATTTCCCTTACCTATATCCGTAAATGGAGTTCCGTTTCCATAATAAGCATCTTCCACTTGATAGTTGAAAACATCTCTCAGTATGTTTGGACCCGTTTTTTCCATCGAAAATGATGCATACGTGGTTATTTGTGGATAAACTGAATTCAAAGCTTGTAAAGTCTGTGTGCTCATATACGGATTTATTAACGCGGCGTTTTTAGAAAATTCCTTGTCACCCGTCTTAACCCGCATAGCTATAGAACCTTCTGATAATCCTGGAAATGAATGGAAGACCGTTTTAGTCGTGTCTGTGCAGGTATAGTGTTCTGGAATACTACCCCTAATTTGATCGTACCATGGTGATACATCGTAAGTTTTAGCCCCACTATTTTGTAAAAAAGAGAAAATTGACCACGAAGGTTTTTCATACGTATCTGAGTATGGATAGAAATCACGGGTTGTATACTTTTTTGCATATCTATGGATACTCACACCATTTTTTCCTAATTTAGCATTTTTCATACTCACACCCGGATTGTCATACCATGGAACTTTGCTATACTTGAAATAAGAATAATTTGTTCTATCCCAACCCTTAATCAGTTCCAGAAATATCACACTTTTATCAGGAATCCAACTCCCGTCATAATATGTAGGAAATGGGAAGTTGACCGACTCTTCTCTGTAAATATCCGAAGTTTTGGAAAATAGTACATCTTTAAGATCTCTGAACTTTATTTCAACCTCAACTTCTTGTTTAGTAATTGCACATAACGGTAGAGATAATTCGGTCGATTTATAGAAGTGAAATGGGAGATCGACTTGAAAATCAAACTTCTTTTGTGTATGCTTCGTAGAAAATGTCTTTCTACAACCGTACCAATTAGAGAATGTAGATGATGGTATTATCCCTGTAAGATTTTCAATACCCTCTTGTTGTCTAGAATTATTGAAATAAGTCTTATGTATGGTGATGTAACTGGAATCCAGTCTTTCAATGACTGTACCTCCTATGATGAGGTCCGCGTATTCGATTACGGCTACGCCAGCTCCATCCTGATAATACAAATTCCATTCATCTGGGATATCATTGGCTTTAATGACTAGGGTTACGGATTTAAGTAGATCACCTATATTTTGAGGTATAGTAAACTTAACCGTTTTACCAAATCCGATAGTTTCTCTTTTAGGATTAAGATCTGTATAGTTAATCGAGAAATTCGGGCGTTTGGTAAACTGTTTATGAAATAAGGTTCCTTCAGGATTTAGTGTTAGATATTTGTCATTTTCACCGTATGTTACAACATCTAATCTACCTGCCATTAATATATTAGAACATTAATATTTTAAGCCGCATAACCCATTATTGAACACAAGGACGTTATAGTTTACTGCGTACATACTCAGAGTGGAACCATACAGGTTATTCCACACTGAATATATAGAATTGGGGTCAGGTTTTTTAAACTTAAATGTGAATTTCTGATGTAATATACGACTCATATTCAGATGTCCAGCTGGTTCATGTGTATCGGGATTCGTGCATAATGAATAAACGTAAAATAGACCGTTCTTGACTTTGAAAGTCTTAAACCACCCCAATGTAGTCTTATTTGCACCACCTGGTCCAGGTAAATTGCGAACTGCATCAAATGATAAAAGATCGTTGAGTGGAATGAACGTCTGATTATAAAAATTCGGACGTCTGTGCCAAATAAGACTCTCCTCTACTATATCACTTGGTGACTTATATTTGTTTAAGAATTGATGTGACGATAAATCATTATGATTGCCATTAAATAGTTCTACATTATTGATCTTCATGTTCGCATAATCAAGTTCTTCGTATATATTGGATCTATTGGTTAAGTTTTTCCACGCATCGTGTTGAAGAAAAAACATAAATTCCCGTACAGGGTTTTTAAAGTTACACATAAAAGAGTGTTCTTTGTCAATATCTGTGGATTTTATGATTTTTCTTGCTAGTTGGTTTTGTGTTATGATATATTCCAGTGGCCTCGATTTAAAGAATGCCTTTTCTTCTTCCATTAGATGATGATAATCTACATTCAACGAAATTCTTTTGATTTTAAGGTTTTCGGAATAGTCTACAGGCATATACGCAGTTTGAAATTCAACCGGTTCTCTCATTTTCACGTGCACTTCTAAACCATGTTTATACATTGCACACACTGGTATTGCGAGATGTGGATGTTTATAGAAATGGAATGGTAGATTCAAGTACAGTGGTATAGTAGGTGAAAAATGTGAATTTACATTATATGAGTCTCTATATAGGATGTTTAAATCATCCGTCTCGACCGATCTCAGTTTGAGATACATTGATATATAATCGGTTGTCAATCTATCTATGTGCTGACCCCCAATATAAAGGTCTATGTATTCGATATTCGCTCTTATAAATGAATCATGTACATCTGATGTTAGTTCGTTATCCACAAATATTTTCAACGTCATATTTGTTATCATATCACCAGCTGTTGTGGAAATTGGTGACACGATAGTCTTACCCCTATCAGGTTCACCGTTAAATGGCATTTCTAGGGTCTGACTTGTAAACTTCGTGTGTCGCTTGAAACGATTCAGGAAATAAGACATCTGTGGACACCCTGTTAAAAAGACATCCTGTAGACCGGTAACGACAATATCGGAACGCCCGGCCATTCTTATAAAGTAACGACTTTAATTTTTAACCGAGTAAGTCAATTTCATGTTCATACGTCTGAGAGAGTAGGATAGTTTTCAAATCTCGTGTAAATGAAATAAATTTCTTTGGAATATCACCCCACAGACGCTCATTAGAGACAAATGCATCAACGGCTCCATCTCTCAACAGGGGTTCGAGGAGTGTCCAATTGGGTTCGTTGTACCTTATTTTTTTACACCCTCTCGCGAACCGCCTAGAGTAGATGTACCATGCCGCAATCCCCTTGTATATGTTTATAGGTTTTTTACCCTGTTCGAGACACTTCTTAAGCGAGGGCACCACAAAAGTGTGAAACTTTGTGAAGCCATCCATACAAATTCTATCAAGTTCGTCGACATTGGTTGCGTTTGAGAAGCGCTCCTCAACTTTGTCGACGTACTCATAAATATCAAAGGGAAGTTCACCCTCAATGGAGGGAATAATCTCACCATGCTGAAGCTGTTTGAAATGACGACGATGTGTTGGGTCATTCATGACTTCATCGAATGTGTTGTATCCTGAGAGCGCACCGAGATAGGCTAAGGATGTATGACCACCATTGAGGATACGAATCTTAGTCTCTTCGTAAGGTTCAATGTCTTTCGTGATGACAACTCCAACTTGGGTCAGGTCTGGAAAGTCGGAGGCGAACTTATCTTCGATGATCCATTGCCTGTACTCCTCTGTCTGGACGGCGTTGTAACCATAACCTGGAAACCTTCTTTCAACATCTTCCTTAAGAGCGCCTGTCGCCCTTGGTGTGATTCGGTCAACCATACACGAAGGAAACATGACATTTTCACGAATCCATGTGGCGAGTTCATGTTGGTTTGTATGATAGAGGTATGCGAGAAACTGTGTCTCGAGGGCGAGGCCATTCTGTCTGATGTTGTCACAGCACAAGATGGTCACGGGTGTTTTACGGTTTCTGAGACCACATGCCAGGTACTCGAACAGAGGTGACCCCGGTGCGTACCCACTTTCCGTGACGGTGATGGTGATGAGATGCACACTAGGGAGAGTGAGCATATGTTTCGCGATGGTTCTGTTCTTCGTCCAATCAATGTAGTCGAGATGTGACCTGACAATCTTGTACTCAGAGGGGGTCTTCACGATGTAGTCATCAATTTCACGAAACCCTTCGTTCCTGAGATTGACAGCGACGATTCCCCATCTGAGGTCTCCCGTCTTTTCCATGTACTCATCTATGTACATGGCCTGGTGTGCTCTGTGGAAGTTTCCATAACCTATATGTACCACACCAGTTTGACATTCGGACTTGTCATACATTCGTTAAGTTACTTAGACAAATTAAAATCAACTATAGTTAAGTATGAATGAGCTTCTTCGAGTGATGCAATTGGTTGATAAACATTCTGACAAATTACCTGAAGGGGACTATCTCGAAATATGTAAACAACTAAAAAATGCTTACAATAAGAGGGCAGATCCGGTGTATTTCTTCGATTACGACACTTTCACGATACCCCAAATCGGTCCAACGCGGGAAGTGTTTCAGTACTTTTATGATCATTATTTCGATAAAGCCCTGAACATGGACAGTGACTTCTTACAGGGACAGATTTCATATCTCCGAAAGGAACTCGCGGATGCACAACCCATTAAACGTATCACGAAGAATGTGCGAAACGATGTCAGGAGACATTATTGTTGTATTCACGGATTGGATAGTGATGAGGTTGACATAGGGTTCACAAATGAGGATTGGAGTCAGATGAGTAAAACATACACGGAGATCGAGAATGACTTTAGGGTAAAATATACCGAAGCTGTCAAAAAGAGGCTTGAATGGTTGGAAGAGTCTGATGATAGACTAGATGAGATGTGAAACATAAAGATTTGGAGATCTAAAAAGATAATGTTGGCTCTAGCTACGTGTAGACCAATACTCACACCAAAACATACGAAGCGTTTTAAAATATATGCTACGGCATATAAGAATGTCGACCCTTACCGTGAAACTTCCTTACGATACATGGGGTACGCGAATGAGCTTGGTGAAGCTTTTACATCGTATCTCCCAGAGTGGGGTCTCCCCGCATCCTACTGTGTCGCTGCATCTTATGTCATGTTTGACACGATCGACAAGGGACAGAAGGCGTTTGATGCTGCCGAAGAAGAAGACAAGCTCGTCGACACCCTCCGGATATCAACGGAAACCTTAACTTGGCAGATGCTTGCTTCCGTCTTTTGGCCGGGTTCAATCATTCGTGTGATTGTAAATATGGCGGCTCAGATGTCAGGCGATGAACATCACATTTTACCAACACTCGTCGGTTTAGCGGCGATTCCCGTGATCGTGAAACCTATCGACACGACTGTTGACAAGTTGATGGAGACATCTATTTCGAAAGTCATCAATGGAGAAATCAAGACACCCGAGGATGCGAGTACTGCGTTCATGACTGCGATGGGTTCATTTTCTTTACCCCCAGTGATGTACCTCTTAGCAGCCACAATCAAAAAGTTAAAAACCTAAGTAAACCACAAACATTTCAAAATAAGCAAGGACATGGAATACCTCGCCCTCATCGCGGAGAACGAACTCCTCCGAATTGAGAACGAAAAATATAAATCTATTCGCTGCCCCTACATAACTCAGCGGGGGGTTCAGTGTAGGAACAAACTTACGTGTCGGGTTCATGGAGTGTCCGGTGTGTTACGAAAATAAGGCATGCTGTAAATTCACGTGTGGGCATGATTTCTGTCACACATGTACGAAAAGTTGGTTTCAGAAAGGTCATTCTACGTGCCCCATGTGCAGGGGGTCGATGTGTTTCAGGGGGATCATAGACTTGAAGAAAAAATGGCACCAGGACAGGTATGAGGGGGTCTATACAGATCTTGTCTCTAGGATATTCGATGAACTCGTCGGTGAATATAGTGACATACTTCTTCAATGTTTGGAGGTTGTTCAGAATCGTTTCGAGTACGTTATGTGCAAATATCCAAAAGTTTCACACAACACTCTCGCATGGATTCTTCCATTGACGTGGATGAACATAGACTATTTATTGAATGAATACCCTAAAAAAATTTACGAGCCTTTGATGTTCAGAAAGTTTTTGATGGTTAGTCGATACAAGTATGGTACGAATTGGGTTTATTGATTTTTACGATAAAGAATTTTTCATATTCATCGCCCGTTTAGCTCAAAAAAAAATATCAGTGAATAATAAAAATGGATATTCGAATCGAAGCTCTCATGCGAGCTGTTGCTTTATTCTTGAGTGTGTATTTCACATTGGACTGGGGTAGGAGTAGTGCGCCAGTTTGGGACACTCCGGTCATGATCGCATCGATTATTGCGGCGGTCGTGGTATATTATAGGTCTTCGCTGTAAAAAGTATGATTTATTTGATGATGCAGGCTAAGCTCAAGGATGCGATGGAGAAAAGCATCGCGAAGCGCGCCGCGAAGTCGAAACCTAAGTGAGTCTCGCCTGTACCGAAAACCACACGAGATGGACG